TTCCCACTCAACAAGAGCGTGAACCCTTACAGGAGGAAGAAAGTTCTTTTTTATTGCCTCGCCATAGATCGGGTGGTAGTTGGTTGTCTTGTCGTCTATTGGGTAATAAGCAACTGTTTGACCAATGACCCTTTCAATAAGTTCGTCATTGACTTGCTTTACAAGATCTCGCTCCTTCTTGCCTGTGAAAAGAGGAGGAGGCGGGGCGTCTGGTTGTGTCCACTTGTTTTGTGCCATTTAGTTACCCCTGGTAGATCATCATTGGAATATTAGAGTTTACCTTATCAATAGCAGCAATAAGTTCTGAGTCCTGCTGCGCAAGTGCCTTGTAAGTCATCTCGTCCAAGATCTTGACGAGTTCTTCTTTTAGATAAGTTTGCTCGTCCTTTGCTTGACTTAGAAGATCGCTGGAGTTGAGGGTTACGCTGTCACCTGGGATCGGAATGTTGCCGCTGAACTTACCTCGGATCTGGCCTAGCATCTCTTTTGAAAGAGCAAGGGCATAACGACGAATCCAATGCTTACCAATAGCATTAATGTTTTGGTAAGGAATGTTATCAAACGGCAAAGAGTTCATGTTGTTGATGCCATCTGTGCCGTTCTTACGATCCGAGTCCTCTGTCCAAGGATCTTGGTCAATGGTGAACTGAACCCACATATGACTTACAAATCCCTCTGGGATCGGTGTGATCCTCAGCTTGTTATTGAACAACTCAAAAGAGTAATGTGAAAGTCGGGTCCAAAGATGGTCTTCATAAGCCATAGCCTGGAGTTTGTTTTGCCAGGTTGGGATGATCTCAAATGTAGTGTCATCGGCATACTGACCATAATAGTTTAGGTTGCCAACAACATTTAGACCACCATAGTAGCCATAAAACCTCCACATAGAGCCTGGGGTTTTGTAGAAGACCCTGTGGATCTTGACCTTCTTGTTGCCAACCAAGTTCGCATAAGGAACTGAACCGCTTGTTGCTGGTTCAAGGTTATTGGCGGCTGAACTGGAAATAATGTTTTGTAGGTCATAGTCTTGGACGCCAGCAGTTAGGGCAAAAGAAGCAGAATAGAAAGTGTTGTTACCTCCGATGCCCGCTTCCTCGGAGAAGCCTTCACCAACACGACGAGCATAACCAACCTTGAAGGTTGGGTAAGTAAGGTTTACAGCAGAACCAGAAGCATCACCTCCGGTCATCTGTCCGTCGTGATCAAATGTTCCTGTTGCAAAGCCTAAAAGACTTCCAAGGACATTCTTCGCTTGGTGTTTATTGATGTGGTAGGTGTATTCTAAGACTGCCTCTTCGTAAGCAGCATAGACGTTGCCGACCGTAAGTTCGATGTCAAGGACATCACCACCCAACTTCTTGTAAGTGTAGGCAACTTGATCGGCAGCACCTGAAATAAAGTTTGTGTCATAAAGAGGAGAATCGGTCTCTACATAAATACCAAAAGGGTAATGTGTAGTTAAACCTGCCCCATTACCGGTAGTCGCTGTGCTTCCGGTTGAAGTTAGAATAACCTTACTAGTCTGACTGACTGGTGTTAGGGTAGGCTTTGCCATTCAATAGATCCCCCTTAGTCTTTTTTGGTTGTCTTTCTGCGGCTCTTGGTTGCCTTTCTGACAGGCTTTGGCTCTGGGGCTGTCTCTACCTCAACCTCTTCTGCAACAGCGTCGAGGACAGGCGTCTCGCTCTCCACAACGGGTGCTGGGGCTGGCGCTTCGACAACTGGAGCGGGAGCAGGCTGTGGAGCCTGTGCGGCTTGGCGAGCGGCGAGGGCCTTTGCTCTTAGTGCTTTTCTCTTACGAATATTCATAACGAATCTCCTTTACTATAAATAGTTCTTCTCAAAACAAAAAGCCCTCGCCATCCGAAGACGACGAGGGCGTAATGCCTGTAAGGGGCTAACTAGCTATCAGCTACCGGACTCACCAAGGAGACCGCGACAGATGACAAGACCGTACATGTCAGGACGGACCATCTTCTTCGCGTAGCGAGTCATGACACCCTTACGTGGGATGAAGTCCTCGGTACCGAAGATGGTCGGCGTGACCTGTAGTGGAACGTATGGAGCGTAAACGTAGCCGCTCTCTAGGAAGCCACTGCCCTTGCGACCGACGAGAACGACGTTGCGTGGGAAGTAAGGATCGACGTAAACGTCGAACTTCTTGGAGAGTGAACCAACGTTGACAGCACCAACGGTGCCGGTGTCAGCATCAGCCGTGACGGAAGCACGGAAGCCACTGGTGAACTCAAGGATGTTGGCAACTTCAGGTGAGGTCACGATGAAGTTGGCACCACCACGGAGAGTCTTGCGGTGGATCTGAGCGGAGACATCATTGATCGTCTCAATGAGAGTCTCGTACCACTCGGAAACCGTACCGGTGAAGTCAGGGGCGGTCGTGCCGGCTCCAACTTCAACACCAGTGGTGCGGTTTACGAATAGACCCGGTGAACGGCTCCAGTAGTACTTGCCAGCCGTAGCACCAGCGAGAAGATCGTTAAGAATCTCACGATCGATCTCAAGAGCAATCTGCTCGGAGAGGATGCTGGTTAGCTCAACCTCGGCATCGAGGTTGTGGTAGGCGTTGAGATCCTGACCAAGCTCTGGGGACCACTTGGCCTTGAGCTTGCGGGTCTGAGCCGTGACAGCGATGGAGTCAACCTTGATGTCGATCTCTGGGATCTCGTTCTTGCTGGTGTTGTTGCCGAAGTTGCCTGTGCCAAACTGCGGCTCCTCAAGACCCCAAGTTGGGTCGCCGACAACAGAACCAATGGCACCGCCGGCCTGGAAGTCGTCAACAATCGGCCACTCTGCACCGTCCACAGCCGCGATGGCAATACCTGCTTCACGCTGTGCTAGAGCCGTACTGCCTGTGACTGTAGCAATAAAAAGAAGCTTTGTGCTATCAGTTGGGTCAATCTGAGTTAAACGACGAACTTGCGTGGCGTCGTTCGTAAGAACAGTGCCGCCGTCAGTCAGCTTAATATCCACAAGCATATCACGGTTTAATTGCGGATAGCTTGAGATAGTAATTGTTCCAGCAGCGAAAGAAGAGCCACTTGCAAGATCCGGGTCAAAACGAAGCAAACGAGTTAACTCATAAGCATCGGTAGAATCACCAGCGAAAGTCGGAACACCGCCATCACCAATGGTTCCCGAGGCAACAAGAGTAAGGGCCTTGCCAGAGGCAGCAGAAGCAGTTGGAGCGGAATAACCAGCCTGTAGGTTGTAAAGACCACCGCCTTCCTCGGTAAGATCAGTGACACCACCGGTTAGCGCGGAACCGACAACACCACCACCGTAGACAGACTCGTCAGCACCAAGGCCAAGGCGGGGTGCTTCATAAGTGAAGTCGAGGAAGAAAATGAGACCTGATGGAAGGCTCATTGGCTGGACGCTGACGATATCGTTGGCCAAAAGACCACCGAAAACGCGGCGAACAAGCGGGAAAGCGACTGAGGCAAAGCCCTCAACGTCGCCGGCGGCCATGGAAGAAGCTTCCTTAAGAAGCTGCTTGGCCTGGTTCTCAAGCAAGCGAGCCATGCCGGCGCGCTCATGGTCTGCGGAGAGACCCTCTAGAAGACCAGTCTTCTCCCACTTAGAGAGAAGCGCATCGCCTTCTGCACGGAGATCGCGGTTAACGATTCCTTCTGTTAGCTTTTCTAAAATAGACATAATATATCACCTCCTTTATATAGGGATTTTTGTTTGAGTTTCTGTTACTTGATACCTGCGAGGGCTCTGAAACGATCACGGACAAGATCTTCTTGGCGTGAACGCTCTTTGCGTCTCTTGGGTATGATAGTTGAAGGTCTTCTACTGACAGCTTCGCTTAGTGATTTTGGAGTTCTATTACGAGACTCGCCCACTGTGCTTTGAAGTGTTTCGTATATCACCTTCGCCTCTTCAACAGAATCAGCCTTTTGAATAGACTCGACAATTTTTGACTTTTGTCGCTCATTCAAGGAGGCACTATTCAATGCCTGATTCGAGTAGAGTAGTTTAGCATTAGAAAGGTTTAGCTCTTCGAGCCTCTCCTTCAATGCATAAACGGTTTCAGTTAGAAGATTATTCTTCTTAACCAAAGCTTCTTTTTGGATTGAAACCTTGTCGTGAGCGGTACGAAGGGACTCAAGTTCCTCCTGATACTCTGTGCTCGAACGACGTGCAAGCTCCAATTCCTCTTCAAAGTTTATTTCGGCGGCAGGGCGGTTTAGATAACCAGACTTCGTGCCGGCCATATCCACAATAAGTTCCTCAACGAGACCCTTGATATCAGCTTCGTCAAGCTCCATATCTTCTTCTTCCTCGTCGACTTCCATTTCTTCGTCTAGGCTCTCGGCGAGGGCTGTGAGGTCAACCTCTTCTTCCTCTTCTTCCGGGGCAACACCTAGATCAACAGCAAGCTCTTCCTGATCCATCGGCTCACCCATAGCCTCGGTCCCTTCTAGTTCATCGGACATCATCCTTAGATCGTCAAGGTTTAGTGTCATTACGACTTCATCATCGGGGCACGGGCACATTGGCTGACCGGCAGTAGCACCAAACTCAAGCTGATCGGCAACACCATCCATTGGGCCTTCGTCGCCAGGCATCTCTGGCTCCATGTCCATTTCCATCTCGTCCTCTTCCTGCTCGTCTAGGAGGGACTCGACCATATTACGCACCTCAGCGTTGTACTTCTCAAGAATAGTCGTTTCCGCGTTGCGTAGTGCTGCATCGCGGAGTTCCTGGGCGTCAATGATGGCTTGCTCTAAGAGTGTTGGCATACTAATAATTCCTCGTGCTGTAGAAACACTTCTTGCTATTCACAAATAAATAGTATAGCGTTGACACAAAAACCCTTTACTTGTTCTGGTTTTCTCTGTTCGCTTTTTCTATTAGCGCCTTTCGTCGGGCTTTTGCTCTTGCCCTCTTTACAGAAGGCTTCTCATAATAGTCGTATTCTCTACTACGTTCTATCACTCGTTCCTTCTTACACTTCTTTAGAAACCGTCTTATTGTTCTTTCTGGGTGTTCGTCATCTCTTGCGTAGGTTGTGACGTGAGATGTTTTCTTTCCTATTGAGAACCTCTTATCTGGATTATTTCTTCTGTGGTTCCTTCTATTATTTCTTCTATAACTCATATTTCCTCTTTATTAGAATGGAGTGGTTGGGGCATAGGCAAGTCGGTAATAAACTGTTACGTCAATATCCCCTGAAAAACTAAGTGTTGGTCTAGTGGCTGTCGCAGAAATGGTTACTGTTTGCTGATTGCTAACAAAACTGGCAGCCCTAGCCGGTGTACTGTCATCATCAAAAGCCTTGATGCTCGGGAGCCCAGCAACACCAGAAGTGTCATTGGCATCATCAGCCATCATAATATCTACTAAAAAAACATTTCCAGCTTGAAACGTGTATGTAGTTGTTGATATAAAAGTATATGTGCCGGCTCCGATTCGCGTTGCGTTGTAATAAACGCCTCCTCCGAAAGATCCTTGTGTGGTTCCATCCCATAGGCCACAATAAAAGAAGCTTGCATTTGTGCTTGGGGCATTTGTTCCAAACTTAAAGTAGTATTGAATACCAATAATACTTCCGCCGCCGGCTGAAATTGTAGAGTCGTCTTTTGGATCGATCATATTGAAGCGATAACGACAACCGTGATCAGGGTGGTAATCGTTTGCGTTTGCTGGTACAGAGCCTCTAAATTGAATCTCATCACCAGACATAGTTTTTGAAGTCTCAAGGCTTCCGGGGTCAGTTGTGGCAACAATATCTGCTGTGCTAAGAAGTTTCCAAGGCGAGAAGTCTTGGGATCCGTCTGTTGCATAGCCGTTTGTAATGCCCCACGCATGAACTGCTGTTGCTACGATATTATTTGATGAATCCTTAGCGTCTAGCTTGAGAACACCAAACTCGCCGTTTACTGCGTTAGAAATTGTGTAAGCACCAAGACCTGAGCCGCTTACCGTAGCATTTCCAAGGTTGCTGACGATAGAGGCAGAATAACCAGCAATAATGCCATCAACATCAGTAAAGGCACTGAATGTTTTCTGAGAAAGTGTCGCGTCTGCTGCGACGTAGTTTGTTGTTGAAGATGGAGGAGTTACAGTGGAATCCCCACCGCCACCTGCTGATGCAATACCCCAAACATGAATAGCGGTTGCTACTGTGTTTCCGTCTTTATCTTTGGCGTTAATAGCAAGAACGCCCTGATCTCCGTCAGCAGCACCGGAAATTGTGTATGGGCCTCGCTTGGAACCAGAAACTGTGGCACTTGAAGAAGAATTCTTTTTGAAGATCGCTTCGTATCTTGCAATTACTCTTTCTGGATCGACGAAAGCATCAAACGTCTTCGCGCCCAAAGTGCCACCTGAGGACTGAAAGTCTGTTGTTGGCAACGGAGGTCTAACGACAGCGTAGTCTGTTGTTACTCTGGTTACTGCTACTCTT